TACGGTTTCGCGCGCCAGGCGGTCAACTACCAGCGGCGCTACGTCCGGGTCCCGGACGATCTCAAGCGCCTTGTACGTCCCCGTCGAGGCCGTCCCGTAGGTGCTCTCCTCCGAGTACGTCAGGAGTGATCTGCGCGTCAGCATTGTCCTGGGTGGCAGTGGCCTCTACGGCCGGGTCAGTGGTGAGCCACTCCGTCCCATCAGGGCTCAGAGTGTAGTGGCCGCATTCCGTAGGGAATGGCGGCAGTCCTGCCGGTTTGGCTTTGGCTGGCATCGTTAGGCCGTCAGGTCTGCAGTTAGGGTACGGAATCCAATTTCATACCTCAGGATGCACGCACCGGGCTGGTTATCACCGCCCTCCAGTTGCCACTGCACGTTCGGCCTAGCGGGCCTGATGATGCTGGCGAGGCCGTCGATCGTGGGGTTGGCGAACAGCAGGCTGTGGACACTGACGCGGATCGGATCCGCCACCCGCGATACGGCACCCCCGCGGGTCATGATTTCGATCTGCACCAGCAGCAGCCGATCCGTACGACAGGTGGTCTCGCCGGTGATCGTTTCGCTCTCTGGGTAGATCAGCAACGCCGGGCATTCGCCGCGGATCAGCGCATCGGCGCGGTCCCGGTACACCCTGCCGCCCACCCCGGCGGTAGCGGCCAGGGTGGTCAGCAGGGCGGCGAGGATTTGCTCGGTGCGGCTGGGCATGGGATTAGGGGGTCGGCCCCACGGTCTTGTATGGGTGATCGCTGGGGAGGATTGCGGTTAGGCCCCATTTGTGAGCTAGGTAGCCCTCGATGCGTTGGCGAGTGCCAGTAGAGGGGTTGAAGGCGCAGCAGATAACTTCTGAAATGTTTTTAGTTCCATATGCAGTTGCAGCTTGCTGCCTGCCTCCCACCTGGAAGCCCACAGTTGAAAACGAGTCCCATGACTGCGTGCCCGTCGTCAAATAGCTCGCCTGTGACGGATTCGTTGAGGTGACACTTATTGTTCCGCCATTGCCTAGCGTTCCGCCGTTTCGTCCTACCGTAGCAATGCGCTTGGTGATACGAGTTGCAACGTCTACTTTAATTCTAGTGTCAGCAATGTCTGTATTGTGAACGCCAATTTGCAGGCTTGTGCTCATAAATTGCATTACTGCCGCGCCGCCAGTGCCGCTGTTAGGAGTAATCCTAAATCCACATATCATGTCCCACGCTTGCGCAGCGTCAAACGCTTCAAATACTGCCGCCATAAAGAAATCGCCTGTAGAGTTAAATCGTTTCATTGAGGCATTATGCAGGAACTGCTCTCCTGCTGTTGTAAATTGAAGTGTAGGCTTTGAGTTAAATGCAGTCGCCGAATACCCCGGCTGCGTCGCGCTCGTGGCATTGCTTAGATGGTTGCCAAGCCCGCTTTTGTCACTCCACTGGCTAACTGTAGAGCCGTTAAGCACGACGGTATTTGTGTCTGCTGCGTCTAGCCACAGCGACGTGGCAACCATGCTGGGGTTCCATGCGCTTTCGTTCCATGTGAACGTGGGCGTTATCTCCCAGCTCCCCGCCGGCTTCGTCAGCGTCAGCCCCTTGGGCAAGATCAGCGTCATTCCCCATCCTCCGGTGGCAGCACGATCGCATCAGGACCGGTGTACTCCGGGTTTGGCATTCCGTCAGCCAGGAAGCGGGGTTCCTTTGCACCCGTAAAATACGGGCCGACCTCATAGGTCCTGGCCCTTTGATCCACCGTTTCGATGATGCTGCCGACAAAATACTCGTCAGGGCTTTCGGCAGTAGTGCCGTTGCCGGTAGACACGATCAGGAACTCAGCCAGCAGAGCGGGCAGGAGTTCGTCGGAAATGGTGAGGGTGAACTGAGCCATGATTAAGACCTGATGATGGAGAACCGGATCACGATCGCTTCAGATAGTGAGCCGGCCGTGATGTTACGCACGTTGACGCTGGCTGAACCAGCAGCAGCCTGCGCGTTCAGCGAGTACGCCAGAGCGGTTCCTCCTGAAACGTGATTGAGCACCAGCGCATCATTTGCTGTGATGCTGCTGTTGGTGAGCGTGAACGTGGCCGTGGTATCGGCAGCCAGCGCTTCACCGTTCATGGTGATGTCACCGCATGGGGCGTTCAGCGTGACCCCCGTCGATTTGTTGGTGGCCTGGGTGACAGTGCCGCGCCCGGCGCCATAGCCAAACGTCCCTGCGGTTGCGTCGTAGCTGAGATTCCCGCCCGCATAGGCGCCGCTCGCGTTGTAGGGCACCTGCCCGTTTGATCCCGCCACATAACCCACGGTGCCGGTGGCATCAGGGAGGGTGATGGTCCGCGCAGCGGTCGGGGTAACGAGCTGCAGGGTGGTGGCGAACGACCCGGTGCCGACGAGCTTCAGATCACCCGGAACCTGCAGCTCGCCCGTGACCCATTTGAAACCGGTTACGGCGCCAAATCCGCCGGACAGGTTTAGCTGAACATCACCGCTGGCGCCGGCTGGTGCGACTGGTTGATAGAAGCCCATCAGACGTACTCCGTAACTTGTGCGGTGCCGTTGGCAGCAGCCCAGATGCCGTAGATCGTGCTGGTGATCATGAGCTGCTGATCCAGCCAGAGGAATGACCCCGGCTGCATCACGATGAACGCATTGGCGGCCGTGGCCGGGGTCGCATAACTCAGCCGCAACACGGCGGTTGAATCGTTGGCGATGCTGATTCCCCGGCGGTTTGCATTGCTCGCCAGGATCGTCACGCTGGTTGCGCTGCTGGCCACGCTGGTCGTTGTTGGGGTGCGGGTGGGGACTGATACCGGGATGGGGTTACCTACGTCGTTGGAAACCTCAACCGACGCCCCTACCTCGATCGTGACGCTAGAGCCAATATCAACCGGCAGCGGATCAGCCGGCGTCACCGTCCGGCCCTTGCCGTCGCTTCCTATGAACTCGGCGTAAGGGGCCATGAAACCGCGCGCTGCGTGCTGCTCACAGCCTACGCAAACCGCTTAGGCAGCCCTCAACTCAACGCACCTCTGCCGCCACAATCCGGCCGCGGCGGAACTCAATGCTGGCGGTGCTGGTGTGGTTGGCGATGAACAGGCTTACCTCATCATCGTCAGCCATGCTGATCATCCAATTCGTCACGAGCTTCGCCTCCTGCCCGCCAGAGCCCGTGAACGCTCGGCATTCGGTTTGATCGATCGGCGTGCCATTTAGCGCCAGCTTGACCCCGAGCACCTTGTTGTTGCCGGCCGCCGCATCGATGCTGCCGTAGATCTGCACCAGCCGGGTTGCGCCGCTGGTGTTCCTCACGCCGAACGTATGCGCCGTCCCGAGGGCCATCTCGCTGGCGGTTGCTGAATCGAACGTCGCCACCAGGCCAGTGGCCACATAGACGCCTTGGGTTGCGATCGTGATCTCGCCGGTTGTCATCCGCGACGCCTGGCCTCGCACGGGCTGCACAGAGCGGGCGATGGCCGCGGCGGTTGCTCGCGCCTGCGTGCCGCCCTGCACTACATAGACAGACTCGGCGCCAGTCAGAGCCGCGGCTGGGCTGATCTGTGAGAGTTTTTGGTCAGCCATTAGCTTTCAAACAGCAAGCGGTTTTCATCTTCCAGCAGCAGATATCCCGCATCCTCCAGCAGCAGGCTACCCAGAGTCGGCTTGCTCAGGCTCACCACCATGTAACGGCCGTCACCGATCACCATCGGCTCTCGAACCGTGTAGTGCACACCATCGACCAGCACCGGATCGTTATATTGCATCGCGCCGAATGTTGCAGTCGGCAGATTGTGCAATGCGTACTCAATGGAAATCTGCTGGTCATCCAGGATCACCATTGAATTCTGCTCGAATATCGCAGAACCGGAAACGGCGCCCCAGAGAACTGGGACGCCGCCAAGGTTCCGGTTGACAGCTTGAGCCAGCAGGTTATGGCGGCTGGCCCAGCTCATCAGAGCTTCTGCAAGTGAACAGTCACCACGACATTGGCGATCGCAGTGCCAGCCGCGGACGGCTTGAAGCTCAGGCGATCACCAGCGGCCAGGAGCAGGTTTGCTGCTGTGGCCGACAGGGCAGGGCTCTGCACAGTGTTGGCAGTGCCCTGCAGGTCAATCTGTGCAGCCAGAACCGTGGTTCCGCCGCCGGGGGCGGTGGTGCCGGTGGACTTGGTGATGTCAGCCGTCAGGGTGCTGGCGTTGGCGACGGAGTGAACCTCCGACACTTTGAGCACCTTCATCGGCACCGGGGCGATGAAGAAACTCTGATCAGCCAGCGACCCGGCGCCGTACTTGGAATAAGGGACGACCATTTCGTCCTTGTCCCCGGTCTGCGCATCGAGCAACACCGACGCCGAAGTGGCAGCGTCGAGCGTGGTCTCAGTGAACAGGCCGATCTGCGTATTGCCGGCGGCAATCGCGGTCACTTTTTTCTGGGTGGCATCGAAATAGGCCGGGGCCCAGATCGTCCCGCCGCTGCCTACATCAATCGCCTTGGCGATCTTGTAGACACCATCAACGGCCAGGATGCCATTCTCGGTGTTGGCGATGTCAGTTACGGCAACACCGAACAGGTCACCGATCAGCACACCTTCGCCGGAAGCGATGGCGGCCGGAGCAGTGATCTCCAGGTACTTGCCGTTTTGAACGGGGTTCTTCATGAGTTGGGTTCCTCCTCAGGATGGTGATGATTAGGGTCAGGAACCGGCGCAGCGCACGAATCCCCGGAAGTCGGAGAGCGTGGCGCCAAAGTCCATCCTGACGAGAAGCTCAACCCCATCAGGGTCGCGCTCTTCGGTGGTGGTGATCGTCGGGCCTTCTTCGCCGGCTAGATAGCCGAACGTGATCATCTCCACTTGGTTGGGCGAAGCGGTCACATACCAGAAGGCGGTGCTGTCATCACTGAGCCGGGGCTCAACGATCAGCTCAACACCAGCGGCGAATGGGTTGGGGCCGCTTGCGCCGGTGAGGGCAGCCGGGGCATACCCGGTCGGGAACAGGAATTGCAGGGCGGTGGTTTTCAACTCCACCGGAACCAACATGTATGCAGGCCGCAGGTTGAGGCGGTTGCCAGCGATGTCGCTTTGCTTGCGCAGCTTGACTTCCGCTTCGCTCATGCCGGGGATCCCGATCACCGAGGTGGCACCGGTGAAGGTGTTGTTGTGGGTGCTGTGGAACAGCGCCTGGCCATCAAGCGAAACGGTGGCGCCCGATGCACCGGTGGTGATCAGATCCCAAACCAGGTTGGACTCCAGCAGGCGGCAGCCGCGGCCGAGGGTCTCGGGAACACGGCTCAGAGCATCCAGATCATCATTGATGATCGCTTGCCTTGTTACGGTGATCTTCTTGCCATAGGTGGCGAGGTTCCAGGTAGCCCGGCCTTCGGTCAAGGTGCCGGCCTTGTATTCACCGCCTTCGAGGATCTTCTCAGGCACGACCTGACCGGCGATCTGCAGATCAGAGACCTGTTTGAAGTCGGGCAGGTTGCGCTGACGGGCCAGCGGGCGCCAGGTCTGCACCTCTTCCGCATAAGCGGCCAGGAGGCGCTTGTTGGCGACGTTGGCGAACAGCAGCGGAAAATCACTGGTCGAATGGAAGCCCCGGCGCACCACCTCAGAGCGGCTCATGCCGGCGGTGTCGGTGCCGCGCGATTGCAGGTAGCTGCGCACCATCTCCAGCAGGCTGTGGCCCATCACCTGCTTACCGGCATCGGTCGGGGCCTTGAGCAGGCCCACCCGGCGCTCGATCTCATCATTGAAGCTGCGAACCAGGGTGTCCCCTGCGTCGCGGGTCACCTCAACCCGAGCCGGATGGCCAGCATGGGCGGGAGCGCGATCCTCCACCCGGCGGGCGTGCTCACGCACCACGGCGATCACCGCCTCGGTTTGCGGGCGGCCTTTGTGCTCGGCGAGGATGCGCTGCACAGTGGGCTCATCGAGCTTGGCCTCGCTGGCGGCACGCCGAACGGCGAGCTCAAGCCTTTCATCGGCAGAGCTGCGCTCTACCGTCTCAACAGCGGGTTCAGCTTGCACCGGCGCAGTGGTTGCGGCGATGGGCTCAGCATTGGTCACCGGGTCGCCCCCGGCCTGATTCTCGACAGTCATCGGGGGGTCTCCCTGAGTGGTTTGGTCGCCGCGCATCACGGCATGAGTGTCCTGGCCAGCAGCGACCAGAGACACAACTTGAGGCTCCCAGTCGGTTACCTCCAGCATTCCATCTGCTGATTCCCGCCAGACGTACAACCTGGCGTCAACAGAGAAGCGAGCGCTGCCCGTTCGGAAACGTGGTAGCGCAATGGCCACCGCATCCTCGGGCCCGTCGATTATCACGCGGCCGACCAGTGACGTAGTGCCATCGCTGGATCGCTCCAGGTTCAGATCCGTCACCGCACCCCAGATTGACTCTGAGCTGCGCTTGTGGTCATAGTCCGCGGGGATCGGCCGGCCTGGAAATCGCACCGAAGCGCGATCATGCAGCAGCCGGATTCCATCGCCAACATCGGCATCAGTAGAGATGACGATCTGCGCAGAGCGCGTCTCTTCGTCCCAACTGTTTGGCGCCAGAAGCGCCATCCGTTGCAGGTCTCTGGTTTCCATGCTCACAGCCTATGCAATCGGATTTTCTGATTCATTCTCTGTGTTCGGCAGATTTGCCTGACCGCTTGCCGCGCCACCTGGTCGCAGGCTGGGGGGCACCGCGCCGCCTGCTGCTACATCCACCGACAGCACCAGCCCCGCATCCCTGGCGCGCTTAAAGTCCTCGCCCAACTCCTGAATGACGATCTCTGGCACATAGCCGAGCATGCGGTGCAGCTCCGACAGGCTCATGAAGCCCGCGCGCACCGCATCGACGTAAGCCGGAATCTCCCGCGCCGGATCCGTCAGCCAGGTGATCGGCGGGGTCCATTCAAACCGCGCCGTGCCGCGGCCTTGGTTGGCCATCGCCACCGCGTCCCGATACCAGCCGGCCAGGGGGTTCAGGAATTGCGGGATCATGATGGACCAGCGCCAGCGGGCAACTGCGCGACGCATCTCCATCCAACCCATGCGGCCGCTGGAGAAGTTGACCTGTGATAGATCACCCGTCAACGATTCGTAGGTGATCTCATAGGCCTGGGCGATGCTCAGCAGGTGGTATTTCTGCACGCTCACGAAGTCACCGCTACTGGGCGGGTCCGTCAGCTTGATTGTCTTGCCCGGTGGCAGTTGCTCAATGGTGCCGGGCTCCAGCGTGTCGAGCAGCGTCTGCCCTGGTATCGCCGCGGCCTCAGCGTCGGCATCCTCCACGAATGCCATGAAGCACGCGCTGAGCTTGTCTTTCAGCAGTTGCGCTGCGTCACGATCGCTCACGTCCCGCAACTTCAGCAGCGCCGCCACGCCGAACGGGACGCCGGTGGCTTGGCCGGGTCGGCGCACGTCGTAGATATGGCAGATCTCGCTGGCGGGCACGAAGTCGCTTGTCAGTCTCGCCGCCGTCCAGTCGCTTTCGCCAGGGTGCGAGCGCTTCAGCCAGTAGCCCTCCAGCTTGCCGTTTTCTAGGTACTGCTTCCCGAATCGGATCCGGGCCCCGTCGTCCTTGCTGGCGTCCAGATAGTCGGGCTCCAGCACCTGCAGCTGCAGCGGCGGCAGGCCCCTGTCGATCAGCTCCGGGACAATGCGCTTACGCACCAGGCAGCTACCACGCACCGCCACCGCTCGGGCGATCAAGGCCTGCTTTGCGTACAGATTTCCCAGTCCGTCCCAGTCGCAATCCGTGGACTCCGACCATTCGCGCCAGGTGTCGCCATATCGCTTCGTGGCATTCAGCGGCTTGCCGATGATGCCATCGCCTACCCAGCTTGAAACCACCACGCTGATCGCCTTCGCTGCCCACGGGTCAGAATCGACTAGATCCTGATGCCGGTTGACGATCCT